CAGCGTGGCCCTGAGCATCTGGACCGGACGGCAGACGGGCAGCCCCTGCCACACCAAGCTGACCCTGAGCATGAGCCTGCTGGAGCGGAGCCTGGAAAAGGCCGTGGAGCTGGGCGGCGAGTGGCTGTACGAGACCCGGCTGACCGGGCCAGGCGCCGAGGCCGCTTATGCCCGGGTGCTGAGCCAGCAGAAGCTGAACATGGAACAGCAGTTCATCCAGCAGGGCAACAGCTATGCGGCCGTCCGCGCCGGGGCACACTTTACCGTGGAGAACGCCCTGACCGAGCGGGTGAGCGGCGTGACGGCGTATCATTTCCTGTGCGAGCTGCTGGAAAAGGCCGACTGGGCCGCTGTGGGGGCCAAATTTGAGGCCCTGCGGGAGAAGCTCCTGCACCACGCCCAGCTGACCGTGAGCTTCCATGGCAGTGAGGCCGGGCTGGACACCCTGCGGAAGCTGCTGCCGGGCAGTGCCTTTGCAGAGGCGGAGCGGGGCACGGCCTGTGCCTACACCGAGGAGCTGACGGCCCCGGTGAACGAGGCGTTCATCATTGACGGCGGCGTGAACTACGACCTGTTGGTCTGGCCCATGGAGCGGTGCGCTGCCCGCAAGGTGCTGGCCCGGGTGATGAGCTACGAGTATCTGTGGCACCAGATCCGCGAGGTGGGCGGCGCGTACGGCACCGGGATGCTGACCCAGGATGGCGTGGAGTACCTCTACACCTACCGTGACCCGCACCTGACCGAGAGCTATGACACCTTTGCCAAGGGCCCGGCAGACCTGGCCGCGCGGGACTACACCGAAAAGGACATGAACGAGTTCATCGTGGGCACGGTGGCAAAGCTCGACACGCCCCGCAAGCCTTACGCCCAGGCCAAGGAACTGGACCGCCGGTATTTCTGCGGCATCACGGACGGGATGGCAGCGGCCGACCGTGCCGCCCTCTGCGCCGTGGACGCCGACACCCTGAAAGCCCAGGCCGCCGCTCTGCCCCGGCAGATGGCAAAGAGCATCCGGGTGGCGTTTGGCAGCAAGGACGCTGTGGAAGCCGCCAAGGGCCTGTTTGACCGGGTGGAGACGCTGTAAGAGCTCCTCGGAAAGAATGCGCGATTTTTAAGCGGCTTTTGTAAAAGAATTACAGCATGAAACCTCCCTGCTTGTGAAAAAGAACACAGGCAGGGAGGTTTTTATATGTTTTTATTATACAATTTGGATAATTGAATCAAAAATAAGCAAAAAGTATCTGAAAAATGTGCACTGTTGGGGGGCGGAACGCTATGGTATCCTGTTGCCAAGCCAAACAGGAAAGGAAGTGAAGAATCCAGGATGGGGCAGACAAAACAGTCCGCCAGTAAGAGCATGGAAAGCTTACAGCGGGCCACCGACACCCTGAGTACCTTGCTGGCGCAGGAAGTCCGGGAGCTGAACGCCCGGCAGAAAACGGCCAGAAAGGCAGCGGACAAAGACGGCCCGGCAGACCCCGGCAGCTTCAAGGGGCTGAAAGAAGCCACCGCTGTTTTAAAAGACCTGGCCGCGGTGGCGAGGGCGCTGAACGAGCAGGGCGTAGAGGCTGAGGGCACGGTCTGCGGCGTGGTGCTGCTGCCGTCGGTGGAGGAAGCATGAGTGAACCCAAGAGAGCCGCCGTGGTCTGGCGGCCCCAGCCGAGGCAGCTGGAATTTATGCGGCGGCCGGAGCCGGAAGCCCTCTACGGCGGGGCGGCAGGCGGCGGCAAGAGCGACGCGCTGGTGATCGAGGCGCTGCGGCAGGTGCACATCCCGCACTACCGGGCCCTCATCCTCCGCAAAACTTACCCGCAATTGACCGACCTTGTGGACAAAAGCCAGCTGTACTACCGCCGGGCATTCCCCGGGGCGCAGTACAACGCCACCAGCCATGTGTGGGTGTTCCCCAGCGGGGCGAAAATTTATTTTGGCTCCCTGCAGTACACCAAAGACCGGACGAACTATCAGGGCAAGGCCTTTGATTTTATCGGCTTTGATGAGCTCACCCACTTTGAATGGGAAGAGTACAGCTACCTGATGAGCCGCAACCGCCCTACCGGCCCGGGCACCCGGGTGTATCTCCGGGCCACCACCAACCCCGGCGGGGTGGGGCACGGCTGGGTCAAGGCCCGGTTCATCACACCGGCCCCGCCCGGTACGCCCATCGTGGAAGAATACCCGGTACGGATGCCGGACGGCACGGAGAAAAAACTGAAACGGGCGCGGGTGTTCATCCCGTCCAGCGTGTTCGATAACCCGGCCCTGCTGGAAAACGACCCGGATTATCTGGCGGCTCTGGCCAGCCTGCCGGAAGCGGAAAAGCAGGCCCTGCTCTACGGCAGCTGGGACAGCTTTCAGGGGCAGGTGTTCACCGAGTGGCGGAACGACCCGGCCCACTACGACGACCAGCGCTGGACCCATGTCATTGCGCCGTTTGCCATCCCGAAGCACTGGAAAATTTACCGGGGTTACGATTTCGGTTTCTCCAAGCCGTTCTCGGTGGGATGGTACGCGGCGGACGAAGAGGGGCGGCTCTACCGCGTCAAGGAACTGTACGGCTGCACCGGACGCCCCAACGAGGGCCTGCGCATCGACCCGGTGGAGCAGGCAAGACAAATCCGGGAAGTGGAGCAGAACGACCCGCTGCTCCGGGGGCGGGTCATTCAGGGCATCGCGGACCCTGCCATCTTTGACGAGAGCCGGGGCGAGAGCATCGCGGCGATGATGGAGCGGGCGCCCAATTTCCTGCACTGGCGGCCCGGCGACCACACCCGGCTGGCGGGCAAGATGCAGTTCCACTACCGGCTGGCCTTTGACGGGGAGGGCAGGCCGATGTTTCAGGTGTTCAGCACCTGTCGACATTTCATCCGGACCATCCCGAACCTGGTGTACGACGAGAGCAATGTGGAGGACATCGACACCCGGCAGGAAGACCACATTTACGACGAGTGCCGCTATGTGCTGATGGAACATCCCATCGCGCCGCCCCGGCAGAAGACGGTGCCGCCCCTCCGGGATGACCCGCTGGAGCTGCACAAAAGGGCGAGGGTTTATAGGGTATAAAGGGCAGCGGGCTAGCCCTCTCAGGCCGCCTGCCGGCGTCCAGCTCTCCCAAAGGGAGAGCCCTTGGCAAAGAGGTTTCACTTTATATAGACGCATAGCGTTTTGAGGGAACTTTACGAACTGCCAAAGCCTCTCACTCTGGGAGAGGTGGCATTGCGAAGCAATGACGGAGAGGGCAAGGATGGTAACAAAGAAAAACAATTTTAGAAACGGAGGTACAAATGACAGAGCTATGGACCGACAAGCCGCCCATCGGGGCGGAGGAGGTGGCGCGGGCAGAGCAGATCTTGCAGAAGTACAAGGTCGGCAAGGCGGCGCTGGACCAACGGCTGGTGGACAACGAGCTGTGGTTCCGGATGGGGCACTGGAAAAATTACCAGAACCCCATGATGGAGGGCAAGCCTCAGCCGTCCAGCGGGTGGTTGTTCAACTCCATTGCCAACAAGCATGCCGACGCCATGGACAACTACCCGGCCCCCAATGTGCTGCCCCGGGCCCCGGACGATGAACAGACCGCGCGGGTGCTTTCCAGCGTGCTGCCTGTGGTGCTGGAACAGGCGGACTATGAGCAGGTGTACAGCGACACCTGGTGGCGCAAGCTCAAGCAGGGCACCGGCGTCAAGGGAGTGTTCTGGGACCCGGAACAGCGGGGCGGTGTGGGTGAGATCACGGTGCGGCCCATGAACCTGCTGATGCTCTACTGGGAGCCGGGCGTGGACGATATCCAGGCGTCACCCAACTTTTTCTCCCTGAGCCTGGAAGATACGGACCAGCTGACCGAGCGCTGGCCCCAGTTGGAAGGCCACAGCACCAGCGCGCTGGAGGTGCCCCACTACCTCCACGACGGCGGGCTGGACACCAACGGCAAGAGCGTGGTGGTGGACTGGTACTACAAAAAGCGGAACGCGGAGGGCCGCCGGGTGCTCCACTACTGCAAGTTCTGCAACGGGGTGGTGCTCTACGCCAGCGAGAACGACCCGGAATACGCCGGACGCGGTTTTTACGACCACGGCCAGTATCCGTTTGTGTTTGACCCGCTGTTTGTGGAGGAGGACAGCCCGGCGGGTTTTGGGTACATCGACGTGATGAAAGAGTGCCAGACCGCCATTGACCGGATGAACCACGCCATGGACGAGAACGTCCTGCTCTCCTCCAAACAGCGGTATGTGCTGAGCGACGCGGCGGGGGTGAACGAGGAAGAGCTGGCGGACTTCTCCCGGGACATCGTGCATGTGGTGGGGCGGCTGGGAGACGACAGTTTCCGGCCCTTACAGACCACCGGCCTGCAGGGCAACAGCCTGAGCTACCGCAACAGCCGCATTGAGGAGCTGAAAGAGATCAGCGGCAACCGGGACATGACCCAGGGCGGCACCGCGGGCGGCGTGACGGCGGCTTCGGCCATTGCGGCGCTGCAGGAGGCGGGCAGCAAGCTCTCCCGTGATATGCTCAAGAGCGCTTACCGGGCCTTTGCCAAAGAATGCTACCTCATCATTGACCTGATGCGGCAGTTCTACGACGAGGAGCGGATATTCCGGATCATCGGGGAGACGGGCCGGAGCGAGTTCGTGCACTTTTCCGGCGCGGCGCTCCGGGCACAGGCCCTGCCCGGTGTGGGCGGTGTGGAGCTGGGCAGCCGGGAGCCCATTTTTGATATCGTGGTCAGCGCGGAGAAGAAATCAACGTTCAGCCGCCTCTCCCAGAATGAGACGGCAAAAGAGTGCTACCAGCTGGGGTTCTTTGCCCCGCGGAACGCGGACGCGGCATTGGCGGCGCTGGAAATGATGGATTTTGAGGGCATTGAAAAAGTCCGCCAGCGGGTGCGCCAGAACGGCACGCTGGCCCAGAGGCTGGAACAGCTGCAGAGCCAGCTGGTGCAGTTGAAACAAGGGCCTCTGAGCGGCCCGGGAGAGAACCTGAGCACGGCGGCAGCGGCAAGAGCGATGAAAGGAGCGGTTTCATGATCAAAGTGACCTATACCGAACTGGACGGCCCCAGCGGCCCGACCCTCCGGCTGGAAGCGGCGGGCCATGCGGGCTATGCCCCGGCCGGGCAGGACATCGTGTGCGCCGGGGCCAGCACCCTGATGCAGACGCTGGTCTATCTGCTGGCCGGGGAGGAAAGTGCCAAAAGCGATGCCTGGGACGAGCCGGAGGGCCCGCGCCTGGCCGTGACAGCGGC